CGCACCACCGATACCTTCGATAGCCTTGTTCAGAGTGATATTAAGTGTAACTGTTTTTAAGTTTGAAGAACCATCATTTACAGTGATGGGGACTGTCATTGTTGTCGACTTATTACTTGTGCCTGTGGGTAAGGCGTTCATTGTAAGTTCGCCTGTTGTATTGTTCTTAGTTAAAGACCATCCAGTAGAGGAAGAAGTTATAGTTCCAAGTGAGAACTTATTAATGTCAGAACTAGCAGTAGTGACTGTAGAGTTCTTGTAAGTTCCTGTTGTAGTTCCAATAAAGACCTGTGGTAGTGATGCAAACTCGTCTTTCTCTGCAGTTGAAACCGCACCTGTGGATGCTGCTGCTGCAAAACTGTGGTTCTCGTTAGACATCACTGCAGATATTGGACTACCGCCATCTGCTACGTCTGTTAGTGTAATTGCGCCCGTTGCCGTACGTGCCATATTAATTTCTCCTTAAGGTATATTTGATACTTCGCACCTGATAGTGTCCCTTAGGCCTATGTCATCTGCGCTTACTGTTATTTCTCTAAAATTCTGAGAGCTTGATGAGTCAGATGAATCTGCTCGGTGGTATCCTATGTTTCTTGTTTGACAAGATACAGCTGTGGTATCAGTGTATATAACACCTAATCCGTCAGATACAACATTACCGTAAGCATCAACACATATAACGTGAGAACCTAAAGTCCACTTATAGTCGTAACTGTCATGCTCAGTTTCGGTAGCTAGTGCACCTCCTATAGAGACATTAGCTTTTATTGTTGTTTCCCCTGTATCATTCCTAAATACAGTTCCATCAGATGCGTAGATGTCGACACTTATTGCCCCAAGACCAGAAGTATATGTCCACTCGTAGTCAGTAGGGTCTGTTGATGCAACTCTTGAAGACCCCCACCACAAACCTCGCCAGAGTTTTTGATCCCCTGCGGTGGTAAAAGGTTCTATTGAGAATCCAGTTACTTGATTTTGATTTGATACTGTTCCTGTGGAACTCACATTAACTATTGTATTTGCATACCGTATGTGTAATTGTTTACTAGATAACTCCCACTCATCTCCACTAAACACCCAAAGGTTGTTCAGGTCAGAGTCATAGTGTGTATCACCTTCATTATAGTTAGTACCTGATGGGTCAGATACCCCAACATAACTGGAACCACCTGCTCCTCCCTCTGGAACTCTTTTCTCCAAAGATCGAAGTCGCCTTTGCAACTCCGTTTCGCTAATCTTAGCCATTAATAATCCTCCTCAAGACTACCGTCTGCCAGCCCCCTTGAGGGTAAACTGCATAGTGGTTAGTTCAGGGTTGTTTGTTCCGTTCATTGTGACTTTTAAATTCAAGTAACGCCCCGACTCCCTTACATCCATCTTATGGTTTGAAGATGGGTCAAACAGTTTGTTGTTAGTTGTAAACAAAGAGTTAATTGAAGATGATGATACTTTTGCAGAATTACCTACCACAGATAAGTACATGGAGTTCTTACACTGAGGGTAAATCAGGGAGATAGACTTGATGGTATCATTTGAAGCTAACGTGTCTTCAACCCTAGTAAACCAACCACCACTCACTAATTGAGTTGATGATAACTCATAGATGCCGCTATTTCCTTTAGCTCCAAAGATCTTTAAGGATCCCTCTAGCTCTGTCTCTGTCATATCTGAAATATTGGGTAACGATCTTATGTGTACTTTTTGATCATTATAGTTAAACACAAAAGCTTTGTTTGCACCGAAACCAGTTGTACCAGATTCTCTGAAACAGAACCATGCTTCTTTATCTCGGGTCTGTTGGAACACAAATGACTTGTCCTTGTCAGAACCTTTAACTAGTTTAAACATAGTGTCTTGAAATAAACCTTTTGCAATATCCTGACGACTAGCTTGACCATCGTGAATGTATACACCATAGTTACCTACGACCAGATGCTGGGATCCACCGATATTTACGAAGCAACGTGATGCGTACAAACCATCATCTTCAAAGATAGAATCAAAACCCAATACTGAGTTATCTCCTGTCTCATATACACGAACAACAGCATCTGTTTTATACGCTATAAAATACTCACCCAATTGTCCTCCATCAAGAATACGTCCCGGAGTTTGTGTCAGGAACGCATCACCGGCAGTGTTAGTAGATGCAGCTTGCCATGAAACACCTGAAAGTGAATCTAATGCTGTTATGTGAGATGACCACCCCAAATCAATTGGGTGTGCTGTGTCATCTGAAGTACTAGCTGTGTTATTGTCATCATAAAATGACATCGCTATTAACCTATTCTTGTAGGGCTTTAATACCCTTGCAAACTGAGAACCTGCCATTGCTACCCATCCGGGTAGATCCACCAAGTTACCTGCGGTTGTTTCATCCGCTGCTATGTACTGGGGTTTTTGAGTTCCGGGGTTACAGATAAGAAGCCCGTTAAATACAAATAGCTGTGGTGGGAAATTATCATTTACTTCAAAGTTAGCATCCGATAAAGCATTAGTTATTTCCTCGTGAACTGATGTGTTAGTGTTATATACAAACACACGACCCTTTGTTGTTGTTGCAGATGCAGTATCCTTTAAGATATATGCAATGTTTAAGAAGGTAGAACCCGCTGGTGTCCACTGGGTTAGAGCTACGACTTCACCACCGGAGTACCCTGAGGGTAGTCCAATGGATGATACAAAGTCGTTAACACCTTGGACGCTACCATCTTTAACTCGGATGTTAAGGCAGTCATTCCAAGCCCCTTGTGGGAGAGCATGTGCAGGTACGTCTGTTATGAGACCCACAGATGAGAAATCAATCTCTGGGGTTATTTGAAATGGCATGTATGCCTCCTTTTATTTTCTTGATACTAAGCTCTGCCCGAAGTACATACCGACCACTGACATGATTGCATGTGGCAGCCACTCAGGGGTTACCATACCTTCCAATGTAACCCATTCGGTTACAGTGTTTGTGAAATCTAAGAACAAGAACTTAAACCCAGAGGTTACTTCCACAGGGACTACCGTAGGTAGGTTGAGGATAGGTGCTATCAGTATGAACATAGCCATTCCCATAAAGGAAACTACTAGGAATCTACGGATCCATTGGGCATTGGGGTTCTGGTGGTTACGTGCGTTCTGAACGCTGTCCTCAGAGGCCGAGAATTGCTGCATAAGGGCTTTCTGTTGATCAGCCTTATCAGCTTGTGACTGGGACCACATCTTCATCACAGCGCCACCTACGACACTCAGAATCATTGTGATCATTTCCATTGGTAATCCAAACATACTGATGTTACCTCTTAATCTTTTTACAGTTCCTGCATAACTTGGAACCCTTGGCTACGTTATATGAGTTACAGATTGTACATCTCATACGTCCCTCATCATGAAGGATACCGCTGTCACTAAGGAAGCGATTAGTAATCTGACAAACCATTCGTTGGAACCACTCGACTTGGAGACTGTTGCAATCTTAATTGCATGATCATCCAAGGCTTCTGAGTGTTTATTCAGACGGTTATCTTGTGTGTTGTTGTGTGTGACTAATCCGTCAATCTTTGTGTCATGTTGGATCAGTGTAATCATTGCATCAGATAGCTTATCTATCTTAGTCTCTAGCCGGTCAAAGCGTCCATTAACATCATCCATAATTATCATCTCAAGTAGATGGCAACACCGAAAAGTGCTCCCATTATTAGTAATAGTATACCACCAACCTTGAGGCCAATAGTTATGTTTTCTTCTAGTACCTTAGCCCTCTGGTGCCTCTTACGTGCTGCCAGCTTAACTTGTTCCTTCTGCTCCCTAGCCCATTCAGCTTTAAATTGTATAAAGTTGGAGTATCCGAGGAGTCCTTGTTTATTGAGCATGTATTTCAGCTCATCTTCTTGTTTACGTAGTTGTTGTTGTGCTTGATAAGCTTCTAGTGCCGATCCTTTACCTTTAGTAGCTACTTCTTTGGCTATATCGTTCTCAGCCTTGAAGTACTTACCAACTGCATCTCCTGCATCTACTAATTCTTTACCATTAGACAGGGCTTGCTTAATGACACCAAAGGCTGCATTGGCTACAGCGAGTTCGGCTAACATTTTGCCACCCAATGTATAGTGCTGTATGCCGTGGGCTGGTAAGGTTTACTCGGTGGTTGTACACGCATATAATCTTGCCTCCTTATTACCTGAGGTTCATTAAGTAATACCTGTCCCACTGGCGCTATGGCAGGCGCTATGTGGGTTGGGTATAGTGTGGTTATGTCTGACCACATGCACTAGCCTTCTGCGACCATAGATCCAGACTCAGTTGACTCATCTTCTTCTGATTGGTCGACCTTTTCCAACTCAGCTTGTAATGCCTGCTCAAATACAGACTGCGCTGCGGCGATCTGCTGTTGGCGCATGGACAAGTCAGCCATCTGATTACGCAGCGATAAAAGCTGCTGATACGACACTTGTGCTTTCTCTGACATATCATCGAATACATACTTGCTGTCGTTGATCATTACTACGTTATTTTCACTCATTATTTAGTCCTCTACTGTGTTAAAATTAAGCTGCGTCAGTTTCTACTTCGGGTTCATCTGATGGGTCTGCCCAAAGCATCCAACCAGTGGCGATATATTTATCTGTTGTATACACAGGATTGCCCCGATGGGTATGTGTAAAGAACGCAGGGAATATTACTAAGTCGCCCTTGCATGGCTGATAACGGAATCCTTGGTTTAGAAACTCTGTCTCGCCCTCTCCTTCTGGGATATCGTTTAAATATACCGTGTATGTCAGTAGTCGTCGAAGGAAAAGGTCTCCCTTTCCATCCTGTTCCGAATGGAACTGGTAGTAGCCACCACCACGAGTATGGTCGTACTTCTGCACCTTCACATTGTGGGGTACACAATATACTTCCTCGAACACTCCTACATCCTTCAGGTAGTCGTTTACCCTTGGCATGAGACCATTGGATATCCCTTCTGTAAATTCTCTCCTAAGAGCTATCTCGGCCTCTGGAGTATCCTCTGCCCACTCGTCCATAAAGATAGCTTTATCTCTACGGAACCCAATCTGAGACCAATCGTGGTTCTCCTTCTCATAGGTTGTCTTGGTAATGTTCTCCCAAGTCTCTATAGCCTTATCGCAGAATTCGTCTGTGTAAGCATTCTTGTAAACTCTAATTAGCGAATCCTGCATTGAACGTGGGGCAATTGTGACTCCCATATGTATTCTCCTTATATTATGGTTCTGTTGGGAATACAGGCTCGGGTGTCGGGACGTACCCATTAGGTAAGTCTCTCAGTTCCTGTCTGTATGTTCTCCAAGCAGCTTGGTCTGATCCAGAATAGCTCGGGAGGTCTCTCCAGTCTGTGTCGGATAGCAATTCATCTCTAATAGTTCTTATAAGATCTGCTGCCACATTGACAGGAACAGGAGCTGTCCAAGTGTTGTTAGCGTAAGTCCAGCCTGTTGTGGCGCTGTTTGTTACCAGCTTCCAGTCTGTTGGAAGAGCTACACTTGGGTTACTAAAGAATGGGCCGTTTATAGCAAGCCCATCAGAGTCTATCTGCAGATAGGAATCTGTAGGAGCAGACCACGTACTGTTGTCGTTGTCCCACACCCAACCTATAGAAGCCTCTCCTGAGAGGAGCTTCCAGTTAGTTGGTACAGTATTCCCAGCAGCGTTGTCGTATACACCACCTATAGCGATGTTGTCTGTGTTTATTTCTAGATATTGGTTCATGTTAATCCTCCGCGAATACTATGATGTAGAACCCGTTACCGCCATCGCCGCCAGAAGTGGAGTTACCGGATGCGTTGCTCCTTCCGAGATGGGAGCCACCACTTCCACCAGCTGAGAATCCTCCGGGTATTCCTGTTTCGAAGGATTTTGGATCGTAGTTAGTAGCAGGTCCACCAGAGTATCCTAAGGCGGACTGATCACCTCCGGCTCCACCACCAGCTGTGTTAGTGGCACCGAAGTTGCCGCCAGCACCGGCGCCGCCAGCAGCACCAGTGACTCCATTAGCGAAGGTAGTTGTGCCTCCGGATCCACCAGCACCACCAGTACCAACTTGTGATGAGTTACCACCTCCGTTGTTGCCTGCTACTCCAGCGCCACCTCCCCCCAATGTAAAGGAAGTGATGCCCGCACCAGATATCGTAGTACCTCCTCCAGCGTTTCCATTACCGTTAACCCCTTGGTTACCTCGTGCACCTAATGTGATTGCAATAGTTCCGCCGCCTGTGACTGAGAACTCTGCTTGCTCGACATGTGCGCCAGCACCTCCACCTCCACCACCGCCAGAGCCGTAGGTTTGGCTAATACCACGGCCACTGCCGCCGCCGCCGCCCGCACCCGCAGCAGTTATAAACGCATTGTTTGCATTTGCTGGGACAGTTACTGTGTGGGCTCCTGCACCGTATCCTTCGAAGAATAATCCAGAGGATACTGCGTCGGATGTAGTAGCAGCACCAGCAGCGACTGTCTGAATACTCCCATCAGAAAACTCTAATGGTGCTCCTATCTCAACAGCTCCACCTGAAACTGAAGCCTCAATTCTATCTACTAGTATCCTAGAAACCATTATCTATAACTCCTTTTGGGTAGTCTGATTTAATTTTATTAACAGCATCCACCCATGTCGTTGTACCATTAGCAGCATCATCGAATTGCATCTCAAATTGGTTTAGCTTGTCGTATGCTGCTTTGCGTAGATAAGTATATTTAACCTGAAGGTTTTTACTAATAACAGATTCTACTGACTGCCTTAGCTCATCTTCTGTAAAATAACCACTGCAATCAATATCTCTATCTAAGCCATGACTAACTATAACTAAGCTGTTATCTATCTCTTCTACGGCTGACCATGATACAGATGAGTCAAAACCCAACAAGGCTTCAATTACTGCATCTGCATCTAATGTATAACTAATTTCCATACCTACAGCCCTCGAACTTCTGTTAATATTAAACGTGAGCGCGAAGTTCCATAGTTTTCTGAATTATCAGCGCCGTTGTATGACCTGTTGTAACGAAATGTTGAGGTAGATTCCACATCAATAAAAACCCTTATTTCAACTGTTCCTGAAGTATTGGGGTGGAATATACTATCCAATGGAAGTGCGTTTGGGCCTCTATTACTAACAGAAGATGAGTTAATTTCGCCTATACCTGAATAGGTGTATGCTCTTGAGTTTAGTTTAATATCACGGACGAAGGCTCCTCCATTAATACTGTACTCTAAAAATACGTTATTATCATCGCCACAGTCACCCTGAAAAACTCCTGATATTAACAGGCGATTCCCTGAATCTGTCATATTAATTGTTGTATTTAAGTGGGTTGATTGGTTAGAGTGTGATGATGTTGCATCAGAATAAGAGCTAACAATCTGAACTATTGTTCCACCTTCCATGCCTGTTAAGGCACTACCATCACCAGCAAATGATGATGCGGTTACTGAACCACTAACTGAAATAGAACTAGTTGCAACTGAGCCGCTTGAAATATTGGTAGCCATTAGTTAACCCCCTTTGGGTATCTAGCCTTAATGCTCTCAATAAGATCCACCCAATTATTTGTACCGTCCTTATTATCCCAGTACATCATATCAAGCTGAGTAGCCATGTCAGGGTAAGCTGAAACACGATTGCGCGCGTATTGTAGATCTGGGTTAAAGTGAACCGCACCATTAATATATTGAAAACAGTCAAGCTTATCTTCTTGATCTGGTAAAACATCTACAGGAACTTCATAAGCAAACTCAATACCACCAATGGTGGGTCGCTCTAAGTAAACGCCTGCACTATTAAAAAGTAAATTAATCATACTATTTTATACCCCACGATATGGCGGCAAGTTGTATTACCACCATTTACATTTAATACTGTAGCTGAAACGGGTTTATGCCAAAAATGTGTACTGCTGTAGCTACAGAATAAGTGCCCATTAGTATGTATTTTATAAGTATTGGCTACATAGGCCGCTGCTGGATATAAGGTATGGCCTTGATGCTCTCCACCCCCAAACAAGCCAATAAAATCAAAATTCAACATACTCTGAGAGGTTGTCAAGTTTGCGTTACTGCTGCTACCCGACCACAAAGTAGTAGGAACCATGTTTGGTAAGGATGGGTCTGGCAATCCTGTTAAGGCGCTGCCATCACCAGTGAACGATGTGGCAGATACTGAGCCATCGACTGTAACAGCACCATTGGCTGGATCTAGTGTTAACCCATACCCCGAAGGGCTGGATACTTTCTTCGTTTGAATTTCGCTCATATTACTGACCAATCCCCATTAACAGTTATTGTGTACCCGTTGGCTATTGTTATAGGGCCAGCGGTCATCCCATTAGTACCAGAAGGTATGGTTATGTTTTCGCTAATCGTGCTAGCGTTAGTTCGTATGATAGAGTTACTGCCCAATGATGGGCCACCACCAGCAGCGACTGTTGTCTGAATACTCCCATCAGGGAACTGCACCCCTGTACTTACTAATACTGTACTCATGTGAGTTCCTCCAATTTAAGTTTTAGATCATCAATTTGAGTTTGTTGTTCTTTGATCGCTTCAATGAGTAGACCGACCATGTTGCCGTAAGCAACCGACTTGGTTCCCATCTCGTCATCAGCAGTTAATACTACTTCAGGGATTACTGCTTCAGTCTCTTGGGCAATTACACCTAGTCCACGCTCACCGTCTTTGTCAAAAGTTACACCACGAAGGGCTTTAACTTTGTCTA